ATAGGATAGAACCTGCCGAAGCCAAGGCGGCCTCTGAGCAACGGAAACTCGAATTGGTGACCGGCAAACTCAGTAGCGCCAAGAAGTGACACGGGTCTGACCACTCCCCGAACAGAGCGGTTGCCGAGTCAAGGAGATCACTATGCGACGCAAGCATCGCCGTGGCCGGAAGTAATTCCCGGTCTCCCTAGAGCATCGAGTCTTGCCTTTCCCTGCAAGACCCACTGAAGCCTCCGCCTCCGGGGGCTTTTTTGTTGGGTGTAGACAACCGGGGCCGTAGCCGTGTAACTATCCGTGCCCATGGCATTACCGGCCCCACCGGGGCAGCCCGCTCAACCCCCGCAAGCCGCCGCCCCGCAGACCGGCGGTCCGAGCGCTTCCCCGATGCTGACTCCGCAGAAAGCGGCCGGCAATCAGGCCAGCGGCAAGGCCAAAGTGATGATCGCGCAGCACATCCTCACCACCGCGCTGGTGGATCTGGGGGTGAGCAGCGTGGAGGGACAGTCGGTGCTGGATGCCTTGAAGGTGCTGGTGAAGAAGTTCGGCAAGAGCGAGGAAGACAGCAAGCAGATCATGCCCGCGGAATTGCAGATGGCGATGCAGCGCTCGGCAGGTCCGGGACAGCCCCCCGGTCAGGCCCCGCCGCAAGCGCCCCCACAGGCCGCCGCCGCGTAAACGAATATCTGGAGGATCACATGTCGAGCAATCGTTTTTTAGGCCCGCAGAACAATCTTTCCATCCGTCAGCCCACCGACGGCTCGCTGACCAAGGGCAACATCCACAATCCGCCGCGTTACGCCAATCTTGGCATGGGCGGATTCAATGGGGCGAGTCCGCGCGGCTTTGAAGCCTCCCCCTTCGCCGTGAAGGCGCCGGGATCGACGCAGCGCAAAGAGCCGACCATCGACGGCGAGAACAACTCAGGAACCTGATCCATGGCAAGTCTCGAAGATCTGACCGAGGAGCAGCGTAACAACATCGTTAAGCGCGCCACCGTGCTGCAGAAATTGCTCGATAACCCGGAAGTCTCCGAAGAGGTGAAGCGCGCGATCATGAAGACGGACAAGTCCGTGCGCTTCTCGGAGGTCATCGCCAAGGATGAGGTCAGCGGCACGATCAAGGAACAGAGCAAGAAGATCGAAGAACTGGAACAGAAGATGATCCAGGAGAATGCCGAGCGTAACCTCGAACGTCGGCACGCCGAGGCGCGCGAGCGCGGCCTCGATCCGGCCGATGTGGAAAAGGCGATTGTCGAGCGCGGGATTGGCAAGTGGGACACGGCGATGGAGTTTGTCGAACTCAGCCAGCGCTCAGCCATTCCGACGCCTTCGAGTTTCAATCCCGGCAATTCCACTGAAATTCCTGACGACAAGGAGTTTTACAAGAATCCCCAGCAGTGGGCCACCAACAAGGCTCATGAAGTCATCGATGAACTGCGTGGACGGCGACCGCCGCTTCGCGCCGTCAAGTAACAGGAAGGATTGATTTATGGCGCTCTACGGTCAAGGCATAGTCCCGGCTCAGGTGCCTTATGGGCAGGAGCTTGCAGCCACCACACGTAGGGCTTTCATGCCCTATCTGGTTAACCAGATCTATCAGTCCTCCCCGCTGGTGGCTTCCCTGCTCTCGAACAAGAAAACCGCCTTGGGAGGTGTGAGTTCAATTTCAGCACCGGTCCAAGGCAATCCGATGACGACCAGTCAGTGGACTGGCTACTCGGGCGCCTTCACCACCCCGACCCAGCAGCAGGGTGTGTTCCTCTCAGAATTCAATTTGAAAGCGCTGATCACGCCGGTCACTTTTCTCGGCATGGAAGGGGCGCTGCAGCTAGATCACGCGGTGGTGCCGCTGCTCGAAGCCCGCATGAACGATGCCGGCAACAACGGGGGTGCGGCGTTGCAGACCGCGCTCTACGGCAACTCGACCAACACCACGCAGTTGATCGGGCTGCCGGGCGCTGTGGATGACGGCACGAATGCCTCCACCTACGGGAATCTTCCGCGCTCCTACAGTTGGTGGCAGAGCAAGCAGTACGCGGCCGGCACGGTGGCCCCGACGCGCCAGCTCGTACTGCAGTACATCGTGGGCTGCCAGAAGTACGGCAGCGAGAATCCGACGCTCGGCATCATGGGGCCTGGCACCTGGACGAAGCTCGCGGATGATTTCGTGGCGCAGGAGTCCTACCAGATCCAGCCCGGCCGCGGCTTTGATTCGGACGGCGACCGGCCGCGCAGCGCCTTCAAGGCCCTCGATGTCGCCGGCGTCCCGATCTACATGGACTTAGGCTGCCCCGAGGGCACGCTCTACCTGCTCAACACCAAGTACATGCACCTGCACGTGCACGAGCAGGCGAATTTCTCCTTCAGCGGCTTTGAATCGCTGCTCAGTAACAACGTGCTGGGTTACATCGGTGTGGTGCTCACCCTGTGCGAGCTGGTGGTGGTCAAGCCCAGTACGCAGTCGGCGGTCAGCGGCTTCACTTCGGTTTCACTCTGAGGCCCCCATGAGTATTTACGGCAAGATTCCCTTAGTCGGTATCGAGTACAACACCGAACTGGCGATTGCCCAGTTTGTGATTCCGGCCGGCGGCGGGGCGACCTTCTCAAACCCCAACAGCGCGACTTTAAGCGCGGGCGGGGTGTGCGTCATCACGACCAATGCGGCGCACGGGCTCACCATGACCCCAGCGGCCGGCGTTCCGCCCAACTACTTTGTGAGTTTCGGGGGCTCGACCTCGGCCATCACGGGCACTGGCATTCTGGTCGGAAACATCTTCCGCATCCTGACCATCCCGTCCACCACGACGTTCACGATCTGGACCACGATCTCAACGGCCACCGTGACCTCGATGACCGTCATCCCGATCTTCTACCCGCCCTTTATCGCCGGTCCCATTGTGCCCGGCTACGGCCCGACACAGACCATCTCCACGGTGGTCACGAACGAAGGGGCGGCGCTGACGGGTGTGGCGAGCGTGAACTGTCTGCTCGGGGCGAACTGTGTGGTCGAGTACAACCCCGACAACAAGGCGGTGGCTCTGGATCAAGCCAACACCCCGAGCACGGGGACGCCAGCCACCGCGCCCACCTGGCGCACGCTGATCGCAGCCTCGGCCAATGGACAGTTCAGTGGCTCTTACCCTGGCACTGCGGTGTGGGCCTCGGGCACGACCGCGACTTCCGACTTCAGTGTGCTGATCTAAGGGCAGATTCATGGATATCGAAGGCATTCAGTTCCTGCAGGTCACGAGCAAGCTGCCGAAGAAATTCAGCGCCCGCTTTCACGGCGTCGAATATGTCTTTGCCACAGGCGAGCCGGTAACGATGCCGCTGGAGGCAGCTCGCCACATCTTTGGCGTGGGGGAGGATAACAAGCTTCCCGCTTTTCACCGCTTGGGCTGGGTCACGGTGACCGCACAGCTTGAGAGCGCGATGAAGAAACTCAAAGACATCAAGTTTGAGCCGGTGAAGCAGGTGTACGAGCTCAGCCAGGCGATGGAGCGGCGCGATGCGGGCACTCAGGGCGATCCGGCGGTGGCTGCGGAGTCTTAGGATGTGCTCAACTTTTACACAACTCAGGTCCAGCGCTTACTGCACGACTTAAGCTTCCAGTACTGGCCCCAGCCCGAGCTAACCGACTACATCAACGAAGCCCGTTATCGGGTCGCGCAGGACACCAACTGCCTGCGTCAGGTGGTGACGGGAATGAGCCTCACCGCGCAGCAGGAGTCCTATCAGACCCAGGCCCTGATTGCTCAAGTCCAACCGACGCTCGCCCCACAACTGGTTGGCATTCAGCGCGTGTATCTGTACTGGGGCACGCAACGCCTATCGCTCGGCTACATTCCCTTTGATCGCATGTCGGCATGGCTGCGTCCGTGGCAGACCTACTATCAGCGGCCCACGACTTTCTCACGTGTCGGGGCGAATCTCATCTACTTCGCCCCCAATCCGGATCAGGTCTACACGATCGATATGGATGTGAGCGTGATCCCCAATGCGCTCACGAGCGATGCGACCGTGGAGCAGATCCCGGTGCCATTTCAGGAGCCGGTACAGTATTACGCCGCCTACAAGGCCAAGTGGAAGGAGCAGGCACAAGGGGAGGCTGAGATCTTCAAGCAGCAGTACCTGCAGACCCTGGCTTGGTGCTATCGGGGCTTCCAGCGAACCATTGTGCCCTCGGCCTACAGGACGGGCCGCTGATGGTACAGGCCACGCAACAGAAGACCGCGAAGGATGAGCGCCGGCTCGCGACGAAGGACTTTCGCGAGTTCAAGGGCGTGTTCACGCAGTCCGATCGTTCGGCGATGCCGCCGGATCACTTCTATAATCTTGAGAACCTGCAGCCGATTGGACCGAGCAATCTGCACATGGTCCCCAATATCTCAGCCGCACTGCATGACTATGCCGCCGATGAGATCTACTACGCGCAGTCCGTTCAGGTCGGAAGCGTCCAGTACGAGTTGTGCTTTGCGAGCAACGGCAAGGTCTTTGCCTATAATTTAGTCGCCAACACCTCCGCTCAGATCAACACCGGTGTCTTGCTTTCAGGGGCGGGCTCGCGCGTCGCGCAGTGGGAGAATACCTATGCGTTGTTCATCGATTCGAGCGGTTACTACAAATGGGACGGCACGACCTTTGCGGCCGTCACCGGTTCGGGCGTGCCGAGCGCCGGGGTTGATATCGCCGTGTATGCCGGGTCTGTGTGGATCGCGAATGGCCGCCTGGTCTCGATTTCTGCAGGCTACGATGGGACTAGTACCACTGATCCGACCAACGCGAGCGCGTGGGCGGTAGCCAACGGCGCGGACTTTTTGAACATGACCGACCCGGTACTGGTCGGCTCGATCACCCGGTTGTGGGCCACGGTCGGGTATTTGTTCATCTTCGGTATCACCTGCGTGTACTCGGTGAGTAATGTGTATGTGCCCACCGGGGCTGTCCCGCCCACTCCGGTGTTCACGTTGCTCCCCGTGCAGAGCGTCATTGGCACGGATCAGACCGCGAGTGTCTTCCCGTTCAACACCAGTCTGATGTTCGCCAACCGCTATGGTGGCTGGGTGACGGATGGGGTCAATTGCGAGCGCTTCAGTGAGGCCATTGACGGCACCTGGCAGTATCTCTCTTTCAGTCCTGCGATCAGTGGTGGCTACTGCATCGTCAATAATATTCTCTGCAGTGCTTTTCTGCTCAACCGCAGCAATGACCCGAACTTCGGTTCAGACACGGTGCTGGGCATGTGGTTCAACAGCAAGTGGTGGTTCGCGAACTTCGGCGCGATCACCTTCATCAACACCGCCATCATCAATGGCGTACCGACTCTGTGCGCTTTCTTAGGGAACAAGCTCTACACGTTATTCACCAGCACGGCTAGTTTCCCCCAAGGCATCGCGCAGACCCCGTTGTGGGACATGGATGATCCACTCTCGGACAAGGAAGTCATTCGGGCTGGATTCCAGACCATTATTTCCAATGGATCGGGCTCTATCTCGAGCACCGTGGATGGCTTAGAGGGTGAGGCCCCGTTCCAGGAGAATGTGAATTCCACCATCACCTTTGTTGGGGCAGGAGGGGTCCCGATCACTTTCACTGGAGCCGCAGGTGCACCGATCACGTGGACGACCTTCGGCATGTACACGCTCTTTTCTGGCGATCCGCCTGCCACGTACAGCAAGAATGTGGGGATGACGATAACCGCCACCGACGTGGATCTGCAATTGGTGGGCATTTACATGGACTCGAAAGTCGGTCAGCGCTGGAAGTCAAACTGATGGCTCTTGTCATCTCCTATACGTTTATCACCGAATCTGGTCTGGTCACGGCCGGTCAGTTAGATGCGAACTTTGCCCAGCTTTTAAACTACTTCAACACGAGCCTGCCGGCGCCGTTCACAATTGCGCCCACCGCAGGCGTTGCCCTCACCCTCACTGCGGCCGCCACCACCCTGGCGCTCGATGTCAATGCGTCAGCGGGCGCCGCCGCGGCAGGTTTTGTCGCGCCCAATACCACGGGTGAGTCCTTTGGTGTCTCGATTCAGGCCGGCACCAACGCGTCGGACTATGCGCTGAAAGTCAGCAACGCGGCAGCGACGGTGCTGTGGCAACTCAACGGCCTCGGTACTTTGAATCAGGCCGATGCGACCAGTGTCGTCATGGGCGTCTCGACTGGAAACACAGGCTCCGTCGCCTCGAACACACCCACGGGCATCTATTCCCCCACCGCCACCGCGGCGGTCTATCTGGTGAGCGCCGCACTGGCCGCGTCCGCGAGCAGCGCGATCTATATGTCCACCTCCTTGGTGGCTTGTTCAGGGGGCATCTTGGCGGCGACCGCGCTTTTATCGGGCAGCGGACTTCCCATCACGGTCTCGGGTGGCACGATTCTGGTCGCGCAGCTCACCGGTACGACCCAGGCGGCTGGGATCAATTACAACATTCAGAGGTTGGTGTGATGCCGGTTCACTCCCAAGGCACCCCACTCAATATCTCCCAGCGCAAGAAGGGCGTGACGGGCCTGAATGCGACGAGCGATAACATCCGTGCCATGTTGCCCCCGGTCTCTCCGGCGGCGGTGCGCAGTGCCTTGGCACTGGCCCCTTTTGCGCCCACGCGCGTCACCGGGATCAGCGCGACCACGACACCGGCCAACAACTTGCGAGGGACCGCGACCTTTGTAGCGGCCACCACGGTAGCTGTGGTTTTTGGCACCGCCGAGGCAGATGCGGCCTATTTCATCGCGCTCGGTGGCAATGCGGCGGGCTACGTCTGGCCGAGCGCGAAAGCTACAAGCGGCTTTACGATCAACTGCGCGGCTTCCAACAGCAATCCGACCGACTGGATCTTGATACGGTGAACCGATGGCACTAGGCACGGGAAATATCAGCTCGACTCAGACGGCGCTGACCGATCCGTCCAGTTTGGCCCCCGGCTCGTTGGGCAGCGATGATCTGGGGAGCCTTTTGCAGTCGGACGATCAGATCGCGGGCAGTGGGGCGAGCACCATCAATACCCCGGCGCTCAACGGGGCGATCGGCTCAGATTTCGGCTCGGCAAGCTCCGCGGTGGACTCCTCGGCAGGCTCGGGCATCAGCACTGACTTGGGCTCGATTCTCTCCAGCATTGCTGGGAGCAATCTGGGCACGCTCGCCGGCTATGGTGGCGTGTACGCACTGCTCGCGGACCAGGCGAGCAGCACGCAGACGCAGAACAATGCGCTCGCCGGGCAGATCTCGGCGATCGGACAGCCGCTGGTCACAGAAGGGCAGGGACTGACCAGCGCCTTCGGTCAGGGCCAGCTCACGACGCCCTATCAGGAGCAGGTGACCGCGGCAGAAAACGCGAATCAGAACACCGCGACCAGTCAGGGCCAGCAGGTGGCTCGATTGCTCGCCAATTCGGGGGGTGGGCAGAACGTGCAGGGCGCACAGGCGAGCGAATCCCAGCAGATCACCACCGCCCAGACGCAGGCCAATACCAATGCGATCTCCCAGGCCTTCCAGAACGAGCTCACCAGCGGGTTGGGGCTCGTGGGTACGGGCGGTCAGTACGTGCAAAGCGGTATCCAGCAGGAGATCTCCAGCAACACGGCGCTGCAGGGCCAGCTTTCAAACCTCATGGGCACTTTGGCTCAAGCCTACGCCCGCCAGACCAGCGGCAGTGGCTCGGGCACGCCCACCGGTGGCTTGGGCAGTATTTTGAGCAGCCTTTTGGGTAAAGGCGCGAGTGTGTCGCCCTCATCGCTGACCAGTGGGATCAATGCGGATACGAGCGGGAATCTGACCTCACTCGCCGGCCAGACCCAGCCCGCCTCATCCCTGGACGGTCAAAACTTTGGAAACATCGACTCCAATATCAACGCCGATACCTTGAGCAATCAGGCTTCCCTCGATACCAGCAATTTGAACAACTCCAGCATCAGCTTAGGAGATCTGGTGAGCAATGAAAGCGACGCCGGGGGTGTC